TCGATGTTTGCTAGCTGCACTCCATCAAGTGTATCTGCGTCGAGTCCAGATGCTGCTCCTTGTTCAATATCGACTGTGACCGTATCATCGCCGTCGTCAGTGACATTGATATTCGCACCGAAATTTGTATCGGTTGCAGACGAAACAACAACTGACCCATCATCAGATACTGATGAGCCGAGTTCTGATGCATCTTTCCCATCTACCGTGTCTGCATCTAGCGTGGATCCTGGGCCCTGCTCGATAGACGCGGCATTGATCTGATCGAATTGCCGCTGATCGGTTACGTTAGTCACACCAGATGCATCCGTATCAAACTCCCAAAGCGGGATCTTTTGATCAGCGTCTCCGCTGGCAAGACTGAACGCCGCTTCCAATCCAACAATAACGTCATCGGTCCCGTTCTTATTCCAACCAACGTACACAACTTGGTTTGTGGTGCTCGACGCAAGCGACACGGTTGTTGCTGTGTCCTTTGCGACCCACGAGCCAAATACGAACGCTTCTCCAGCATCGATTGTAACATCAAACGAGCTGCCGCTTGATGTTTCTTCAAATGCATTGAGCGATGTGTCACTGATAGAAGAGTCTTGTACCGACATCTGTGTCGGTGAGGAGCCAGACACGACATACCCTGATCTACCGCCCCCATATGCGATAGCACCAGCTGTCTCAAATGCTGTCGCGGGGCGGTTGATTGATGGGTTTGCTTTCTCTGTCATGTGTTACTACACGTCGCTAAACGTTAATGTTACATCAAATGTAACGGTCTTCGACCCGTCTTTTGTTACCTGTGAAAATGCGCTGTGATTCAACATGAATACATCTGCGTTTGCGAGATTCGCCGGATCGCCGGTAAATAATCCAATCTCATCGATGTTGAACCCATTTGCTTCATTTGAATCAACGAATGTTGACGCAAGCAGTGAACTTCCATTATCAGCGTGGTCTGTCACTTGCTCTGCGTATACTCTATTGTTGAGATCTGTATTTGTAACTGCGGTACCAGACGTTCCGTCATCTCCGATTGCCATCCACGCGGCTGTGACATTTGCTTCAGCAGACGTGTTGTCTGGGTCAAGATTGTCGACAATATATCGGTGAAGACCTTGTGTTGTGACATTGTATGATCTATCGCTATACACGGGTGCAACCGTGCGCGATGCAATTAGCTTCTCTTCTTTTGTGTATTCATCCCACAGTGGGAACTGTTCGCGGAGACTATCCGCATCGTGCATGCGTGTATCGATCACTCCCTCGATACCGATTGCATTTGCCGTGTGTGTATTGTTCATGATATTCGCTTGATAAAGATGTTGATATTTTGTATTTTATACTATTTAAGTCTTTCGGTAATTACGATTCTGCCCATTCGAAGAAACTCCAGTCAATCCCAGAGTCACCCCAATTTGCTGTATTGATCGCTCTATCAGTTACTGTGATATTCACAGACGCGTCAACTACATCAGATAATGATGTTGTGTTAGAATTAATTGAAATTATGTCGGCGTTATCAACCGTATTTTCTGTTATTATGGCCTCACCAACGCCGATTGTTTCTTGTATGCCCACCTCATCTTCAGGCGTTTTGTATGACACCTTCCGTAAACGCGACATTGACGCATCGGATAATTGTGCTAGATCTTCAACTGTTTGTTGTTGATGAGGTATCCAATCGTAGATATTTATTGTGTACTCAAGATATTGTTCGGGGTTCGGGGGATCGTCATTAAAGTGCTCATACACTTCTATATCCTCCTCTGAAACACCAGTTTCAGGATCTGCTGCTCCGACAACAGTTGACACAGCGGCTATCACCCCTGGAACAGTTCCTCTGAATTGAAATACATTGACCAATGATTGCAGATACTGTCGATATGCTCGATCAGTTCGATTGAGTCGGCGTCCAATGTCGCCAAACATCTTACCGATCTCATCGAGGTCTGTGATCGCACCATTTCTTGTGGCAACAGGATTCGTCACATTCTGTACACCGGGTATCGGGTCCAACAGCGTTGTGATGTCATCCGCTGGGACATTGTATGCAGTACCAGTTTCTTCTGCAATAATATCTGCTGTAACAGTTATGAGTGTAGATTGAGTTTCTGCTGCCCACTCCATCTCACCCCAGTCATTCTGCCAAAACTCTCCAGCAATCGGGTCAACAGAAACGTCCTCTGTCGTTAAAAATATAAATCCATCGCTGGATTGCAGGCGTGTTCCTTTAGGGATCGTTGCTGTTGCGTCCTGTGGTATCGAAAATTCAACTTGTCCAACAGATCTGGTGCCGGTTTTTGCAGTATCTATGTAATGGCTTTCTTTTATATCTTGCAGATTTTCTGCATACGTTGTTTGTTCATCTTGAAACGCGCTGACAAATCTGAATATAACGCTCGATGGTTCTCTTGGTGTTATCGCAGGAAATCGTTCGATAATATCTGTTAGTGAAAACATTAGACAATGCTTGCTGTCACAGTGTTAAGTTGAGCAACCTCATCTGGTTGTATGTCAATGTCTTCTTCAACGTAATACGTAACACTGAATGTTGTTCCAACATCTGGTATATTTCCACCGATACCCCAATTCACGGAATCTTGAGGAACTGTTGTATCTTCAGATGCACTATTATATTCTTGGAAATCAGTGTCTTCCACAAACGTGTGCCCAGACGATCCGAGCAATGTTCCTGTAAGAGACACGACGCCCGTATCGGCTGGACTGTCAACCGGTTCAAGCTCCTTGTCTAACTGATACACCGTGTCATACAGCTGTATTGTGTCTATGTATGCGTTTACACTTGATCCAGATGCAGTTGTATCTACACTTAGCTGAAATGTGTCAATCCCTGAAACATCGTTTTCCAGGTTTACCTCAGTAGACGATCCATCAAAAAAGATCGTCGCAGTGTTAGGTGATACGTCATAATCGATTACAAGTGAAATCGAATAATCTGTATCCGGTTGCCACGTTCCCAGTGAGACATCAGATCCATCGAACCAGAATGCATCACCGTCCCCGTCAAATACAATATATCCAAGACGGGTAGATCCATCAAACAATAACACCCGAGTGAAATCATTCGTATTCGCAGTTTGATCGTCTATGTGTATTCCAAACGATAGACCATCTGATGTGTTTTCTGATGATCGCGTTGCTGCAATAGAAACCGCTTCGTTTGACGATGAAAGCTGCCCTGAATAATTTTGGTCTATAACGACACCGTTTTGTGCAGAAAAGTTCGAGGTATCCCCGCTCCAACCGGTCCAGTCTGAATCGCTGACAGTTATATCTTCATCTTCAAAATCATCAATACGTTCTCCTGTGAACTCATGTTCTTCATCCAATATCTCAATGACGACTCTATCGAGATTATCGATGTCGGGATCTGCATTCAATGCGACCTGTATGATCTTATCTCGGTATACTTCTTGGCCGAGATCAAGTTCATCAAGATATTCTTCGATTTCGTTTTCTATGACAGATGTGTTTATATTACTTCCTTCTGCGTCAACCTCGACATTAAATTCTACAATACCGGGCCGAACAAGAATATGCTCGACACCGCTCGGGTGACTCGTGTCAATAGCATCTTGGATTACTTGATCGGTGTCTCCGTACACGATAACATCTGCGTGTGGATATGAACCGTGTTCAGCATCTCCTTGGAAAAATTCTTGCACGCTCACAGATGATGCGTCTGTATTATTCAAAATGAATGTTTCAACACCGCTTGTCGTTCCTCCTTGGGATGATGAAACCACAGCGTTTTTAACTTCATCTCGAAGACTTGCTGTCGTCTGTTCATCCGCTCCGCCCGTTGTCGGATTATTATTTACAACAGAATCAACACCAGTTGGTGGTGCAGGTAAATATGTAAGTGTCCCGCTACCAACATTACCACTTGATCCCGTGATAGTAGCTTGTATCTGTGCATCCACGGTTCCAGAAGATTCTATACTTACAGCTTCAACGGTTTCATACTCGATAAAATCTCCATCAGAATCCGGTTGAGTACCAACAGACGTTCCTTGTGGGATTGTAATACCGGTGTTCGTTGTGAATGTGACTGTTCCTGTAGACGCAACAGCACTGTCACGAGCCACGCCGAACACCTTAGCAAATTCGTCAAGATCTGTCTCATCGATAAACGCATTCAATTCATCGGCTGTTGCTCCATCGATACCGAGGTCATCGACATCGTCAGGAGTGATAGTCTTACCTACATAATCAACCCAGCCAGAAAGTTGCGCTGCTGTAGCTGCAACTTCTGCCTCGTGTTGTGATTCTGCATATGCGTTTACAAACACATAATTAAACGACGTTTCAATGAAATTCGTGAGTTTCGGAATCTTATTTTGTAAATTTTCTTTTACCGATTCATAAACTTCATTTACAGAACGTGGGTCTATTGCTGTCATATTTGTATAATTAAAGGTTCATCCAACGTTACATTGATTATATCGAGATCAAGAAGCACATTGAATCCATCGCCGCTCGGAGTATCTTGCGATTCTTCGATAATGATGTTAAGTATCTTTTCTATTCTCGGGTCTCGGGACACAATATCTGTTACCTGTGTTCGAACTAACGCTTGTTGCGTTGGGGTGATCGGTGAACCGACCTCATCTTCAAGACCTGACGCAATTGCATACGACAAGTCTTTCTCTAGTTCATCTATCTCCGATCCTGTTTGATTCGTGCATTGTATATCCCCGGTCTCATCTAAAATGAAATCAAAGTCTTGATCCAACACGGGGCTTGATCCATAGTCTACCATACTATATCTACAAAATTCCCCCGATAACCCCTACGCCCCTTTCGAGCCTTACTTGTTGATAGAACCCTGTACATATAAATCTTTCGGTCATCATGATGATTGTACATCTGAACTTCCTCCTGTGATTGAACCGCTTCCAGATAGCGGGTTTACTTGCACAGAATCTCCTTTTCTAGCAACATCTTGAAAGCTGCCATTTGGATCTCCTAGCTTTATACTCCCGCTATCGCTTGCGACATTTATATCACCGCCGGATGTCGTGATATTGATAACAGGATCGCTGCCTGTATCGTCTATCTCTATGCGCGCGTCGGCAGAGCCGCCAACCGCATCGTCGGCATTCTTATATGCCATGCGTATCCAATCACCATCAGGGTGCACTTCGTAGTACAGGTTTCCTTTCTTTTGACGAATGATACCTTCTTCTCCTAGTGGGGCACGTGTTTCCGCTGTATGCAATACATGTGTTATCACAGCGCGCTCCCCCCGACCAGCAATAGTTTGTACAAGGACGGTGTCTCCCACACTCGGTACGTATACGGTCTCAGCAGCAGGTGTCGCTAAAAGAACACCTCGGCGTTGCTGGGTCTTCCCTCTCACAAGTACATCGCATTCAAAGTTATTAAAATCCGTTGGCGATGCGTGTTCACGAACCTTAACCACTTGTCCTATTTGTGGTTTAAGCTCTGCTTCAACAAACTTTTCTTCTATATACGATGATTCTGTTTTGTCAAATATTCCCATATGTATTTACCTATCTACCCGCGGCGGTGTGTCTTCTTGTGGCGGTAATCCATCATTAGGAAGTGTTTCGTCCCGTGTGGCTTCGTCACCTTCATTTACCAACTCGATTTGTGTTTCGCCTCCTTCTTCTGTTGGTGCAGTGATCTCAAATTGTGGACCACTGTATCTACCAACAATGCCTGCACACTCTATCTCAGTAACATATCCATCCGATGGGCTAAATCTGTGTGTGACTCCTGATACAGCGTACTGTGCAGGAGCCACCGTTTCAAATTTTGCATTACCGAACGAATCTGGCATTTCTATCACATCGAATTTTTTGACAAGCGGATACCCTACAACAGTGACTGATCCTTCGGCCTGTTGTGTTTGAAGTTCATCAAGTATTTGTTTCGCTGTATTATCTGCTTGTTGCTGTGTTTTGATGCTATCGTCCCGATACACAAATGTTGCAATACTCTCTGGTGTTCCTATTGTATCGAGCGTTTCCTCTGATACCGCGAATTCTTCAGAGATCATATTTCTACTGTCCCACCCCTGGCGCGATGCAATATTGTCTCCTATGACTTTCACAGCGTTATATGGAGGTGTAGACTTACCGGCCGTCGTGTCGGTTACAAATGTTAATTTATGATTCGTTGTTTTCGTGTTCCCGAACTGAAATACATTACGCGAATCAAACCACCATGTCGCATTTGTTTTACGACCGATAAACTCAAGCAATTTTGCAGCGCTTGTTGGTTTATATTCATCTGCGGTTAACGTATCATTTATCTCATCCGCCACTGGATGAGAACGGAGCAATGACATTCCATATTTTGTTCCATATGATTCAATATCAACATTGAACTCAATATCTGTGTCTATCTCAGCGTTCACAGATTTAATAATAAGCTCAACAAGCTTTGTTAGTTTCGTTGGTAATTCAGACGCTAGGGGAACCTTTGTTGCAATAAGATCAACTTCGCTAGTAAACGCTTTAATGTCAAACGATTGATCTCCCATATCTATTGCAGTAGCAACTTTACCGGTGAATATACGCACGGATTCATTTCCAGGATTCACCATGTTTCTATTGCCATCATCGAGTCCTTGAACCGATGAAGAAAATATATCAACTGCAATATCATTACCCGGAAAAATCAGTGCGTTTGGATTATCTTCTTTATCGCGCACAACTTTCATCTTCAGCGCATCTGATTGTTTATAGTTACTGGTATTCACTTCACCTTCAACGACATACCACTGATTTCCTGCTATTGTAACAATAACAGTAACATCATCTGAGTAAATACCAGTGGTTCCACCAGGACGCTTTAACAGATTATCTGTTGTGTAATCAACTGGTTGTCGTGCACTCATCTTATTCTATCTCAACAAGCGTGATTCCAAAGTTGTGCGTAAAATTTCCATCCAAATCAATTGCTCCACCCGCTGCAAACGGATTCGTATTCAAGCTTGCGACTTGGCACCGCCCGTTGTAGCGCGCACTTGATATATCGACATTGGATTCAAACCGCAAATTGTCGATTATCGCGGCTTCTGCGGTTGTACAGACTCCATCTACATCCACTTCAACAATACCCTCACCGACTTTCTGTCGAACAACCGGACCGCCTATCGTTTGATGCTCGACGAATCTACCAGATGTTGAAACCGATACATCCGGCTGATTGTATTTCAGTTCTACAGCAACACGAGCAGACGACGTTCGGTCTCTGGATATATTGACACCACTGTCTCGTAGCACGCTTACTGATGTCGGTAAATTGTCTCGTTCAATCCCAGATATAGTTACCGGTTGACGATCATCTAACAACGCGTTTCCTTCTCCAAGCGCCATATTTATCCACCTCTAGCGTCACGCTGCCGCCGATATGTATTCGCATCTTTCATTGCAGTGTCAACTAATCCCTTTATACGCTGCTTATCTTCCGGCATTGCATCAACTGTTGTGTTATTTTCAATATATTCGTTGAAATTGAACTCGGGTGATGTAGTTGATGTTTGCGCCTCTTCTGATGGTTCGTCTCTATCCCGAGCAAGGTTCCTTCTTACGCTTGCTGATGTTACTCGCGCTCCTTGGAGACGTGTGCTCACGCCACCGGCGCTGCCGACTTGACCGATGTTCACACCTGGGACACGGTTAGCTATGCGTATGAGATCATTGATCTTCTCGATCACTGTATCAAATGTGTCTTCTGCAAACTGCTTGAGTTTTTCAAATGTTGATGCAAGCACACTCACGGTTTTTGTGACAACATCAAGTCCCATAAAGCGCTTGATAAATCCTCTGACAAGATCTGCACCAATCCGGATAACTGACGCAATGACCTTGAACGGAGCGATGATAGCAAAGTAAATGATGTCCGCAAAGACATCAAGAATGTCTCCTACAATACCAAGAACATTACCAAACAGCTTAACCCCAGACATCACAAGATCAAATGCGCTGAATGCATCTTCTGCTGCATCCCCGCTGCCTCCAAACGCGCTTGTGATAAGTTTTATTCCATCTATCACCGCAAACACCGGGGATAATATCAGCTCGATTGCGTCAATCAACAGATTCCAAATAGGGACAAAGAACTCAATGAGAATCTTGCCAACTGCAATAATCGTGTTCTTCAAGCCACTAAATGCGCTTTTCCCGCCAGAAACAACTTCTGGAAGTTGACCGATAAGACCGACAGCAAGTACTCCTGCTGAAACAATTGCTGCAAGCGCAAGTGTTAGTCCACCGCTCGCAACGTGCAGAGCAATGAAGCTTGCTGCAGCCGCAATATTTGCTGCAATCAACGCACCCATTGAAAGAACGGCCTTCAATGCGCTCACAGCAGTGGCGCGTAATGCCACAGCTAATCCACGTTCAGCTGCAATGGTAGTGAATGTGGTGATTGTGTTGACGACTTTACTCGCAGCGTTTTTCAACAACGCAGCGCCAGATTGAACGAGAGACTTAACTTGTGCAAGTTGCGCCTTTATAAATCCGTATGTTGCCCGTGTTGCATTTATTGTCGCATTTTTCACACGGGTCAACGATCCCGCAATCCGATCAGAAGCGTCTCCCACAGATAAGGCTGCATCGTCTATTCTTCCCATCGCGTTTGCGATGATTGTCGTCTCTCCTCGGACGATCTCAGTCATCTTTCTGAATGGCCTATCCACCATCTCAGGAAGATCATCAAAGAACCGTCGGTTCATTACTTCGAACGGGGCAAATACAATATCTGCAATAGACATGCCGCGTGTCCGCGCTAAGCGAGATCTCATATCACTGATAGAACCAGATATGTTCACGCGTATATCATTGATGGAGCTTTTTATCCTACGAATGATAGACCGCTGTCCCGTTTCCACATCACCAAAGATAGATGGGAGTAGTGCTTCTCGCCCCCGTCGAGGTCGAACGATATTAAGTGGGTCTCTTCCACTGAATTGCGCATATTCCTCTTGTATTTCATCACCAATGCGTTCCAATGTTGGCATGTCATCAAGTGCTTTCAACGATGCTTTTCGTTGCTCCGTTATAGCATCAATAAGACCTCTCATACCAGACCTTCGTGCATGACGACGGGCAAGATCTTTATCTATATCTGGAGCAATCTCGCCCGGCACATTAAACTCATCTGTAGCTAACGGAAGTCCAAGACGACCTTTTCGAACCGGGCCTACAAAGGTACCTCCCTCACGGGCCAGACCTGGAGATGCACGGGCAAATCTCGTTTGTGCCAGAACATCCGGATCCGTTATGTCGTCAAAATCCCCGCCTATAATATTTTCCATGCGCGCATCAAACGCGTCGTCATACGCGGTTCGGAACTTCTTCAATATTGGGATATTTTTACTGAATCCCTGGAAAAATGTTTCTAGCGAAGGGAAGTGTTTATCTAAGAACCCGAAGAACGTTCCTCCAAGACGAGACATTGCCATACGCAAATCATCTGCAGATTTAACATTTGTGATAAGAAATGATTCAAGAATACCCATCTTCAGTGCCAACCCATCGACAAGTTTCGTAAGATAAAACACTGTAGCTGCCATTGCGATAAACTCTGCAACAACACTATTGATAAGCGGTCCTAGTGCAGTAAGAAGAGAAACAATTGTATTAAATAGATCGATAAGAGATTCAACTGCACCAAGCACTTCATCTCCAACTTGTCGTGCAAGATATACCAGAGATTTCGCAAGATCCATTACCGCAAATAAGACATCACGAACTGGGATACCAAGTTCCCGAATGGTAGCATTAAAGAAGTTGATGGCGCGAGGCAGCGCATCAAGGAAATAATTCAACAAGCGTTGAAGTGCGTCACCGGCAGTTTCAAATGCCTCTGTGCTCGGGTCGAACAGAAACAGGTTGTTCATTGCCGTTGCAAGCTCGTCGAAATCAACATTAATGTCTCGCCAGAACGCAACGAATTCATCACGGAACTGTGCAATTGCTTGTGCTGTTCTATTGATGAAGTTCGCTAGAGACTCAAGTGTGTTAATGAACAGTTGAACATTGTCAGATGTGATAAGTGGATCAAACGCATCGATGAACATGTCGCGCAGCGGTGTAATAACCTTTTGCATCGCTTCACCCATGTTTGTAACATCTGCAAATTCTTCTTGTATCTGTTGTAAGAATCCAATGCCACCGGCTGTTATGAGAGCGGTAAATGCAGATGTCGCTGTAACAAGAGCCGCGGTCAGACCACCGATGATGCTGATCAATGAACCAATCGATGTCAGAAGAAGTGGAACCTGTAATGTTAAATTGCGTAGTGAAATAGTAAACGCACCGACATTAACAGATAGCCCACCAAGTTCAGCATTTGTAGCCTTTGCCATTGCTTCAAACAATCCAAGCTTTGCAGTTGCTTGTAGTGCCTGATCACCGACATTATCAATACTCTTACCAAGTCCGCGAGCAACAGCGGTCGCAACGAGATTTGCTCGTGTGTTATCTCGTATTTGACGTTCAAATTGTTTTGCAACAATAGTAGATTGCGCTAGCTCATGCTGTCCGCGATTAACTGCTTTATTAAGTGTTGAAAATGCACCAGCAGTTTTAGCAACAAACTTATCTAAGTTGCCTTTACCGCTGAGTGTTACAATAACGTTTGCTATAGACATTATATATTGTTAACTGATGACATTCCGCTACCTTCTTGCCGCATTTTCTTCCGTTGTTCTTTCGCATGGAACAGAAACGCAAGCTGCACTTCAGTCAGTTCATCTGCAAATGCAGTGCGTCGTTTTGTGTATTGCTGTCCACGGTCATCAAACAACTGTTCTTTTATACTAAATGGGTGGCCGTGTTCAATGGCATAGAACAGTTCTTGCCCTAACCGAGTCCGTGAAAATCCTTGACTGCACCATCTTCTTCGATAGACATATCCATAATCTCGCTACCAAGAGCGAATAGTACTTCAAAATTCAGCGAATCAATAATATCGTTCATTTGTGGTGGTGCAAGTTCTGGATGAGACAACGAATCCTTGCAAAGATCTTCAAATGCCGAAATGGTCTCTTCGTTGATCGATCCCATTGTAAGATCGGCATCAGCAAGGTCTTCTTCTGGGTTATCTCCATCATACTCTGCTGCCACTTCAAACATCTCGTTTGGAAGACGTTCGATAACAGATGCCAGACGCCGCTTATTGACAGGCGACATCTGCACACCATCAAGTGTAGCGCCACTGGAGTGCTCCAGTGAAATTGTCTTTGTTTGCGATACTCCCTGCGTTACTCGCTCGTAAAAGTCGATTGCTGTTTCTTCGTTCATGATAATAAGTATTACTCTCAATAATGTAGCGAGAGTAGTACAGTCATTGATTCACCGATACTGTATGGTTACTTCACAGAGATGAAGTAAAAGAGAACTGGACGAACCAATATTCTCGGTGTTGAACGAGTAGATGACTAGCTACCCGTATAAATATTTACGTAACGACTAGCTCTTCTGCTGTAAAGTCGTACGTGACCGACGTTCGGTCATCTGCTGGGAAGTCCTTTGATCGCGAACCGATGATAACACCCTTGAAGGTGTATGTCGATTCAGAGTCTCGGAACACCAGCTGGTCGAGACGGCGAACAACACTAGAACGGGGCTCAGCCTGTTCAGTGAATATCGCGTCACGAAGCTCTTGATTTGAACCGCTGTGTTCGAATGAGCCAGAGTACTCGATGCCAGTCTGCACGATCTTCATCGTCAAAGATGTGTTAAACTGCACATTCGATGTCTGTGGCTCCTCGGAGTATGACCCACTCGTGATCGGGAACGGAGTAGGGTTACCACCGACAAACAATTCCACATCATTACCGATTTCTTGTTGATTTACCATATTATATCACCTATGTGTTGATTGTAAGCGAAACGTCAACACGCTTGACAATTCCGTATGGAGTAATACCAAGGTCGATGTTGACCTCATCAGTATTTGTGGAATCTTCGTACACATCGACGAAGAAGTTCTGTCCTCCGCCCTCGTTTCCTCGAATGAGTCGATCATTCGCAAGAGACTGCAGTTCGACCTCGATGGTCCGCTGCGCGGAATCTCGTGTCTGTTCATCATTAATCCGACCGATGGTTTCGTCACCGACTGCCTTAGCGATAAGGATAGTGCGGTCAACGATACGCCGTCGCCAGAAATCACGCTGCCAATCTGTCTCGCTCGAAGACGAAAGATTGCCCTTGACGCGGATCGAACCAGCCTGCCGAAGCGGGATGGTTTGTTCAGCTCGCATAGCGTTTGCTTCTGTTCGCGTCAACTTCTGCACCAGGTTCGCCGTCCCTGCATCCACAATATCGTTGTAGATAGGCTCAGAGATTGCCGAACCACCAAACAGTCCAGCAAGTGCGCCAAGGATGTAGGTACCATCATCAAGGCGTGCTGGAGCCGCGAGAAAGATTGAATCGTTATCCACGCCGTCAGTGTATGACGCCGCATTGAACTCTGCATATGTTGTACCGGTGCTGTTAGGTTGCGCACCTGCCAGACCGAGAACAAGCTGATACTCATCTCGAAGAGAATCAATCTTTGTAGCAAGAGTTGAAACAACGCTCTCTGCATCCGTCAACGGGACGTAAAGCGCAGTCTCACCTTCTTGAACAACTTCATCGGCGGCATCAAATGCCGACGACCAGTCAAGATAGTTGTAAAAGAAGTCATAATCCGACGCACTATCTGCGGTCCACTTTCCGTTCAGCGGATTGATAGCAATCGTATCTGCCGTTGCTGGAGCTGTGGGTGTTTCTTCATACACAAACTCCACGTCCATGACTGTGGAGTCAGTTGCATCATACACTGCATAGAAGTCCGATTCCTCAACAATCGGATAATCGTTCAGTGTGCCAGTTGAAGACGATGAAACCGTCTCTGTTGGCGTGTCGTTCTCTGGATCAATGTTTCCGCCAGCACCACTTTCTGTCGCTGCAACTCCATACAGGAAGTTAATGTTAGCGCCATTTGTAAGTGCACTCCGCATCGCAAGTGCAAGGTCCGATCCAGAACCAAACAATGTATCTGCTTCAGTTCGGGCAGCGATTTGGCGAGGATCATTTGCTGATGCCGAATTGCCCCCAGAAAGGTCTGCTCGACCAAACAGGACAATCTTGTCTTCGGCACCAACTCCGACGGCTGTAATACCACCACCAGCGGTCTCTACTTGTACACCGGGGAAGTTACCGTATGTTGCCATTAGTTAATCACCATAATTTTGTTAGTTATATTATTACTACTCGACATAGCCTCACACAAAAACCATAACATACAGTTATTGATAATCTGCAGTCGCTGTTATTGCGAAGTCTTTGATGTACTCTTCTGTGGTTTCATACGTTTCATATGTCCACACAAGCACATCCTGTTGCCAACGACGCATCGTCGGCGTAGTAGTCATGTCGTCTGTCCTACTACCTGTATCGAGAATAAATCTCCATACATCTGTGTCTAATTCATTTGCGAATCCAGCTGAATCAAAGCGGTATAATGACCGTCTCACTGTATCAGCTAAATAATCGATGTGTTCGTTACTATCTGACCGTCGGTCAACGGTAACAACATCGATTTGAACACGCAATTGATATTCTGATCTGAAAAAACGACCAATGTCGTTTCCGGATCCATCTTGTTTAGTGCCACTAACATCTGTATTAAATATATCAAAGTTTGTGGCGGTAACGGCTTGTATTTGTATCACAGGAAGTGTAATATTTCCATCGATACCATCGCCGTCTCCTTCTCTCAAAATATATGATACGGAATCAGGTATATTTGAATCGGCTTCTAGTTCGTCTCGTATCAACACGAGAATGTCGTGAGGAGATGCCATATTATCTTACACCAAAACCCCGCAATACAGTTGAAATATACTCTTCAATGTCTTCTGCGACGTGATTTTCCGGTATATTTGAACCGGTCATCTTGTCAACAGACGTTCGTATAAACGCATATGGACGAACGCCGTCGACTTGTTTCACGTAAATAAATTCTCCGTCTTCATTTTTGAAACGAAGGTATTCGCCAGATTTCGGTGTGATAACACCGGTTCCATATTCTAGAGCCGCTACACGACGCCACACGGTTTTTGTTGGTGATACGTCAAACACACCATTACCTTTTACGCTTATATTCCATGCTGCGCGCGTCGATATTTTAGGCCCAGGGCCGTCATCCGGACCTGAACCGATCAATCCTTCTTGAAGAATTGTTTGTGTTAATATCGATATATATTTTTCTTCTAGCAACGACTTTAAACTTGTATTTAATGCACCGTCAGTATCCATGCTATGGAATGCATCTGTCACGCTCTTTAAATTTTTACTTTTTATAGAGCCAGGCATCAGACAGTCCAAATATTACCTTCACTTGGATCTTCTGTTGAATAAACGAATGGCGAGTTTGCCTCCCCATCTCCGTTTAAATCACTTTCTTCTAGGATACCGCTGTTGATTATCTTGTCCACAATCTTATCATATTCATCGCAAAATGATTGTGCATATTCAACCTTGGTGTCTCCGGTATCTTCAAGATCTCCTAATGTAACATCATTGGGATCTTCTGCACCTTTTGCAAGTTGACATGTCGCTAACTGCTTTACCGCAGTTTCCATGAGCACCGTCACATGCTCTGTTGGAATCTCACCTCCTTCGTTCAGGTCAAGTTCAAGTGTTGCCTCTGCATACTCCAACGCATCTTCTTTTTGAGTATTCGTATAATCATCTGGAATCTGAATTGGAATATCAGTAACAGAAACATATCTTGAACTGTATGCCATGATATTTTATGTTTGAAGGTGTCGAGTAGTAATCGATACTATATGTTAAAGCCCCAGGCTTATGCCTCGACCTTCGCCGCAGCCTCGGGGAAGATTGCCTTCCACGCCTTGCGGGTGAAGATCTGCATAATGTCAGCCTGTCGCTCTGGGTCCTCGTACTCGTTTGTCGAGACGGGGGTGCGCGTCAGCTCATAACCGAACCGGCTAGAGTCAATAACAAACGCACCGTGACCACCAGCAATACTCTGCGTGTTGTCAACAACAACGCTCATGCCGGCGATACGACCGACCTCACCACTGCGAACAATCTCGTCACCCTGATCGGTAGCGCGATTGAAGTTCGCGTCGGTGAGAAGATCACCGTACCCATCGAGATCAACGATGAGCAGATCGGGCATGTACGACTCTGATCGAACCGCAACCATGCCATCACGAATGTCCGAGAAGCTCAGGATGCCGTCATCGTCGCCAACAGTCTGATCGACGTTAGCGTCAAGCTCCTCGTATGCCTCCGCGTTCAGCTTCTCAGCCATAGCACGCGCAAGGTCCTCGACCTCACGGGCCTTAAAGTCGATCATGCCATCCTCCATGGCCTCCATGGTGATAGCGACCTCGCCACCGTACTTGTCGAAGGTGACGGTCACCTGACTGACTGTCGAGCGGTCACGCTCGAACTCCTCACCCTCCGCAATGAGGGAAGGGGAACCCATGTTGTCGTCGTCAATGTTGAACGTGTACGAGTTCGACTGGATCCCAGTTGCACTAATCTCACGGAACGCCTGGCGGTACACCAGGTTCTCCTGAATAACCTCTTCAACCGTCTC